AGACCTCGTACAACAATAATCCGATTGAAGGTCAAGACCGAGGAAAGTACGCAGGCATCGGTGATGTGTGGAACGGTTCGCAGTTCGTTTCTCCGTCAAGTGAGGCGGCGGAATGACCCGTTCGTATCTCGGCTATGTTTCTTCGCAGACAACGGACACGGTGGCGGTTGACATCCCCTACGGCGTAGCGACAGGCGGCTCATCGTCAAGCATCACGGTCAGCAGTCAGAACTACACGCTGCTCACCTTCACGAGCGACGGCACGCTGACGGTTTCTAAGGCTGGTCTGTTTGATGTGTTGCTCATCGGTGGTGGCGGTGGTGCTGCGGCTGGCGATTACTACACTCGTGTCGGCGGTGGCGGTGGTGGCGGCGACATTAACGGATTAGATACTGTTCTCACCGTCTATCTTGCGGCTGGAACATACACCGCAGATGTTGGTGCTGGTGGGGCAGGTTCAACGAGCAGAGGTACAAGTGGCGCAGTATCGTCGCTTGCTGGACTTCGTGCTATTGGTGGCGGTGGTGCTGGCGGCTACTCGTCTATGCCTGATGCGTTATACAACTATCTGCGCACGAATACGGCTGAGGGTTATTCGGATACAGCGGGTGGTAGCGGTGCTGGTGTGCCGATGGCTCATGGCTACGGTAGAGGACTAGGCACGAAAGGCAACAACGGCGGCTCCAACACCGTTATCGGGTTCACGGAATTATCAAGTTCGGCAGGTGGCGGTGGTGGCGGTGCTGGGTCTGCTGGTGGCAGCATCGCTGGCGGTTCAACAGGTGGCGCAGGTGGCAACGGCGCAGACATTTCAGGTTGGATAACAGGCGCAACCTATTACGCATCAGCAGGCGGCGGCGGCGGCGGTACGGGTGCTGGCGGTGCGGCAGGCAACGGCGGTGTCGCAGGAAGGGCAGACGGCGTTGTAGGCAATAATGGCGTGAACTACGGCGCAGGTGGCGGTGGCGCAAGAGGCAGCACACAAGGCGGTTCGGGTGCGGCTGGCGCAGTATTCGTGAGGTTCAAGGTATGAGCGACACACTCACCTACTTCGCCAAAGTTGAGAACGGCATCGTCACCGATGTTCGTGTCGTGTCGTGGGACTTCTTGTGCGCCAACCCTGACCGCTACGGCGACAGTTCGCTATGGGTAGAAACATTCCACGACAACTCTCAGCGTGGCAAGTACGCAGGCATCGGGGATACCTATGATGCGGTGAACGATGTGTTCGTATCACCTACACTGTCATGAACCGTTGCCGCCTGAACTATTGAAGCAGCGAGGTTTCTAAAATGACCCCCGCAGGTATACCCGAAGAGGACTGGGTTTTGGTGCGGCGCATCTGCCGAAAGCACGGCGTTGACCCGCTTCTTATTGTGGCGATAGGCATGGCCGAAACACACTGGTTCACGAAAGGTGACGGGCTGAAGGGCAACGGTCTCGGCGTCGGCTCATACGATTCGGGGTCTACTTACAAGTATGCTGGTGTCCGTGACCAAGTGACGCGGGCATGTGAAATCCTCATCAAAAACAAGGCCACCACCATCGTTGATATTCTTGACGGGAAACTCCACGCCTCTGGCCGTTGGGAGAACGGCAAATATGTCGGCCCTGGCGGGTCGGTGAAATGGGCGTCAGCCGACACCGCCGACGGCGGTCCGCATCAAGGGCAGCCGTTTCCGTGGTCGGCTAATGTTGTGAAAATCTATAAGCGTCTCGTGCGGGAGTTATAGTAAATACTTTAACTGCTATCATAGGTGTCTATGCCGCGTCGTAGACCAGGACTTCCAAGCGGTTATAATTTAACTGAGCGCCTTGAAGAAGGCACGTCAGAAATATATAAGCGCGAAGAAAAAAGAAAAGAACAATTATTAGGAACTCGCATTGTTGGTGGTGCAGCACTAGACGAAGAGGGTAAACCGCTGGTTGATGACAACAAACCAGTACAGGACATAGACACGTCTCTTTTTAACACCGTCACTGTTGCACAAATAGCAAACAAACCTGATAATCCTGCAAACTACGGTCAGGGTCCAGCGGGAAGCACCAGGCTGTGTTCGCACAAATTTATAATTGACCAACCAATGTTTGATTTGTACGGAGCCAAAATTGGGTATATTCTTGTTAGATTTCACAAAAATGGCAGGCGCGGTCCAGATTGGGTATACGGGCCAGTTGATGTGGCTATTTATCAGCAATTTGCCGCAAGCAACTCAAAGGGACATTTCATTAATACGACGCTAAACGGGTACGGCTACCGCCCAGCAAACGAGACGTCTTTTGCCGACCAGTTTTATGATTTCCCAGCAAACAGCGGAACGGACGCCGCTGGCATTAGGCTGTAGCCGATGAAAAAAATAGTTGGATATGGTATTTTTTGGATGTTCATTGTGTCGTTTATGTTGTGGTGGTGGGCGCTTATCACGTGGCAGATGTGGATGTTGATTGGGTGCACTACCATTTCAATTGTTTGTGGTTCTTATGTTTTTAAAGATACTTTAAACCTTGTTCAAGGAATTGGGTTTGTTTATTGGATTACCCGTGATAATCATAGAGGTTTTTCATTCTCTATTGCGTTCATGCGGGAAACGGATTTCCCGTGGCGCACGGGTCGCGGGTTTCAAATTGGAATTGGCAAATATTCGTTTCAAATGGGGTTTTGTAAAGGTCATAAATTTATTAATGAAACCGAAGGTTTGATGCGTGCTGTCAAAGGAAGGCGTCTTCACTATCAACCAAAGGAGATACGCAAATGGCTTTAGGTATTTGGCGCAAGCAAAAAGACTCAGGCAATATTCCCGTCCGCATTACACGGCTGGACAAACAATCGTTGTTGGATTGGTATAACACAACCATAATGGAATTGGGGGCGGCGTTTGACCGCTATCGCTACCAAGGCTCTTCGTTGGACCAACTTGACGAATTGGTAGAAATTTTAAACAACTTGCACAGGGAAGTTGGTTCTCGTGAGCGAAACAACCACTGATTTTGAAAATGAGGTTCCCGACATTGAGGAACTGTCCCCAGAACTTGACGAAGCCTCTGAGGAATTTGTAGACCAATTAGTCAAAAAGTTGATTGTATTCACCGAAGAGTTTTGTGACATTGAGTTTTTCCCGTATCAAGTTCCGATTGCCTACCGTATAATTGAATCAATTGTTTTGGGTGACGGCGACGAGGTTACGGTGATTGGCTGTCGCCAGTCTGGAAAATCGGAGGTTTTGTCTGGTGTAATGGCATCAATGATGGTCATTCTTCCTAAATTGGCTCCCGTATACCCAATGTGGTTGGACAAGTTTGACAGGGGTTTTTGGTGCGGCGTATTTGCTCCAACAGAAGACCAAGCAGACACCGTATTTAGTCGTATTGTTACAAAATTAACCAGTGAACATGCTTTAAACTTTCTTCTTGACCCTGAAATTGACGACAAAGCGGCGTCGGGCGGCGCTCGTGGAAAAGGAAAAATTATAACTTTAAAAAATGCTGGGTCTTTGTGCCGTATGCAAACCTGCAATCCCAAAGCCAAAATTGAATCAAAAACCTACCACTTTGTGTTGGTAGATGAGTGTCAAGAAGCGGATGAATTTGTCATTACAAAATCAATTAAACCAATGTTGGCGTTCAACAACGGTACTATTTGTTTGACTGGAACGGCTTCCAGAAATAAATCTTATTTTTACAAAATGATTCAGTTCAACAAGCGGAGAAACGCAAACGGTGGCAGGCGAAGCCGACAGTCTCATTTTGAATATGATTGGCACGTTGCCTCTAAATACAACAAAAATTATGGAAAATTTATCTCCAAAGAAAGAATTCGTATCGGTGAGGATTCTGACGAATTTCAAATGTCGTATTGTAATCGGTGGATTCTTGAAAAGGGAATGTTTGTTACCGAAGAGCGTTTACAACGATTGTACGACGTTTCTATGCCGATAGTAAAAGAGTGGTGGCGAAGCCCGCTGGTTGCTGGAATTGATGTTGCCCGTTCTACAGACTCAACAGTGGTGACTGTTGTATGGGTTGATTGGAACCATCCAGATTCTTTTGGTTTTTACGAACACCGCATTCTCAATTGGTTAGAAATTAATAATCAAGAGTGGGAACAACAGTATTTTGAAATTGTTGATTTTTTACGTCATTATGAGATACTGCGTGTTGGAGTGGATTCACAGGGTGTTGGCGGCGCGGTGGCGGAGCGTTTACAACTATTGTTACCAGACATAGAGGTCATTGCCATGAGTTCAGACTCTAAGGCTCAACATGAACGATGGGTTCATTTGACAGAACTTATTCAACGTGACCAGTTGGTGATACCAGCCCACGCTAAAACACGAAGAACACGTAGTTGGAAGAAGTTTGCTCAACAAATGTCCGACCTTGAAAAAGTTTACAAAGGTCCATATCTGCTTGCGTCCGCGCCCGATGAAAAGGGGGCGTTTGACGACTATCCAGATTCGTTGTCTTTGGCTTGTGCAATGACGGTACATGATACAATGCCAGAGATTCAAGTTGGAGTTTCTCCGTTTTATCGGTAAAACGTATTTGAAAGTGGTAGAGTATAAGTAGTAAACATCCACCCTTGGAGGATATACAGATGCAAGACCAGACCAGTAATATGTCAGTTGCTCCACAGAATCCCTATCCTGAAAGTGGTCGTAGGGAAATCATGTTCCAGCGCACTATGGCTCCTGGCATACCGATGAACAAAGGACCTCTTCGTTTTGAAGAGGGCGTTGCAACCGATACCGACGTCCCGAACGACTTTTCAATTGGCGCATACTATGACACCGCACCGTCACCAATGCGTCAAAACCATAACAACCCTGAAATGTTTTACAAACACCCTGAAGACACCATGCGTGAGAGGGCGCATGTTGGCTCTGCTTCGTGGGTTGAGGCTCCTGCCCTCCTTCAAGATTTTGTGACTGGTGCGATGGCTGGCGATGGCATGCCAACATTTGAGGTTGAAATGAACAGTGGCTCCCACATGAATAGGCCAAATCCAACAGTCGTTTCCGACTGATTACTGTAGTTGGGCATTTGTCGTGTCTTCCTACAAGAATTCACCAGCGGGAAGAAGTGCTGACCCACGAAAAGTCATCATTCCCCTAACCACTTCTTTGTCTGGTATTCCCATTTCTGGGTCGTATCAAGGTGGTGGTTTGTACGATTTTTCGGCAATGAGGAAGGCTCGCTGGTCTGAATTTTACGGAACTCAACACTCTCACAAGAACCTTGGGTACGATTATAATTTTAAAAACAGGTTTACCAAAAACGACAGCGGTAGACGTATTGGTTTTATCGGTGGCGGATACCAGTCCGCTCGTCGTGAATCCAGCAGTGCTAAAACCTTTCAGGAGCCAACCGACGTTTTTAAAGCACGTCGCATCTTTACAAAAATAAAAGGTGCTGGAGTCGCCCCACGAATCCGTTTTATTGATACCGCCCGTATGCGTTCACGAGCAATCAACGTGTACAATAAGGCAAATCCACAAAATATTAATGAACTTGACCTCCAACGAAAATTAGATTATCTAGAAATAAAACAATTGCGCGGCGAGGCGTTTGGACCAAAAGACCGTGGTATTGGATTTGGTAGGTTGGCATGAACGAATCGTGGGTTGCACTTATTGTTGCAAGTATTCCAGTCATTGGGGCTGGTGTTGGGTGGTTGATTAAGTATGTTTTGGATTTTCGTAAAGAAAACCGAAGAGACCACGGCATTGTCATGGAGGCAATTAACGACCTAAAAGTAGATGTTCGTGAAGTTAAAGGAAACCTAAACGACCATGTTGAATGGCATTTAATGAAAAACAAAAGAGTTAAACATTGAGGGTTGATTGGGATTACGTTGTTCCTGTACGATTGCCTGCCGATTTAAAGGGCGTACAGCCTGGTAAATTACCTGAACATCTGCTCCGCCCTGCCGTTGGTGGTGGAAAATTGCATTGGCTTGCCGCAGCAGCATGGGCGGCCATGGTTGAGAAAGCAAAGGCTGATGGTGTTGAACTAAAGCCCGTTTCGGCTGGCGATACCTATCGCACGTATGATGCTCAACTTGCGGCGTTTAAACAACGCTACACAAAAAAACCAAACGGCAATGCAACGCGAATGTTTAACGGTGTCAAATGGTACAAAAAAGACCCCAAACTTGCCAGCCTTGCCGCGCCTGGAACATCTCAACATAATCTTGGTATTGCTGTTGACGTGCATACTGCTTCTGAAACAAAACGTCTTAAATGGTTGATTGATAACGTTAAAACTTTTGGTTTTAGTTGGGAAGTTGTTCCTGAAGAACCGTGGCACATACGATATGTAAGCGGTGATGACGTTCCTGCTGCGGTTAGAGAGTACATGGATGTAAACAAAATTGAGTCCCCAAAATAAAAAAACGATACCGTAAACTGGTCAAGGAATTACAATGATATCTTGTAAGTTGTCAACAATCTGGAGCACAATGTGGACACGTCGTCGTTGTTGAATGATTTAACAAACCAGTCAAAGGAAGTCAAATATTACCCTTGCAAAACGGGTAGATTGATTGAGGCACTAACAGGAGACGAGCATGCGGCCTTGGTAAAAGCCATTGACCTTATTCGTTTGTCACGTTTGCACGGTAAAAACAGGTCGCATAGTAGTGTGTGGCTTGCTAAAGTGTTGCGTAAGAACGGATACTCAATAAGTGTAAGTACCATACAACGACACGTAAACAAGGAGTGTTCTTGTGACCAATCTGAAGAATGATTTGAACGAACCAGAAAAACGTGAAAAAGTTATTGGCGACCTCTTAGAACTGTTAAAGCGGAAGAACATTGACGTTGCCGACATTGGGGACGTAAGTCGTGTTTCCATTTACCAATCGCTGACAAAGGACAAGGACGGCGAAGCAACGGTACACGACCTTGCAGCAATTCAATTTTCACCAACATGGGACAGCGGTCCTAAATGGCCCGTTATTCAACAAGGTTCTGCGATAAAACTTTTACCTAAAAAATCACGTACGCTTAAAAAAACAAAATTCAAAAAGTGCGTTGTGGTTCCAGACGCGCAACTTGGTTACTACCGTGGTCATGATGGACATTTGGAACCAACACATGACGAACGTGCAATTCAGATTGTCCTTCAATTAATTCGTTTTGTAGAACCAGACACAATTGTTTGTGTAGGTGACAATCTTGACTTTCCTGAAATGGGTAAATATTTAACTACTCCTGCATATCAGCAAACTACGCAGGCTTCAATAAACAGAGCCACCCTGCTGTGCGCCGAACTTCGTGATGCTGCGCCGTATGCAAAAATTGCATGGCTTGCTGGTAACCATGAAGAACGCATGCCAAAATATCTTCTTACCAACGCGGCAGCGGCCTACGGTCTTCGTAAAGGAAACGTCCCCGAATCGTGGCCCGTTTTAACCGTTCCGTATCTGTGCCGCATGGACGAGTACAAAATAGAATACCGCCCTGGTTACCCAGCATCTGACTATTGGATTAACGAAAAACTGAGGATTATTCACGGTGACCGTGTAAAATCCTCTGGTTCAACTGCACACGTTTACCTAAACAATGAAAAAACGAGCGTAATTTATGGACACATTCACAGAATTGAAACGGCGTTTAAAACAAGGGAGGACTTTGACGGTCCTCGCACTATTATGGCTGCTTCTCCTGGTTGTCTTGCTCGCATTGATGGTGCTGTACCGTCTACAAAAGGTGGTGTTGACCTTGACGGGCGTCCGATTGTTCGGTATGAAAATTGGCAGCAAGGAGTAGGAATTGTTACGTACGAAGATAGCAACGAACATAAGTTTTCTTACGAGGTAATGCCAATATACAGTGGGTGGAGCATGTATCGTGGTGTTGAATTTATTGCCAAATAAGCATGACAACTATTGTCGGTATTCAGGGAGACGGTTTTGCGGTCATTTGCTCCGACTCGCGCATCAGCGTTGAGCACGACAACAGTTATCAAATTGGAACATTGGGAGAAGGTTCTGGAAAGGTAGTTCAAAACGGCAAATATATTATTGGTGCCGCTGGTGATGTGCGGGCAATCAACATTTTGCATCATGTGTTCCAACCACCTGTTCCTCCTCAAAACATTAAAGGTAAAAAACTAGACCAATTTTTTACTTCTAAATTTATCCCATCGTTGCGCGAGTGCTTTGATTCGCAAGGGTATTCGGTGCCAGACCGTGACGATAAAGAACATATTGCGGAACAAGGCTCGTCAGTTATTGTTGCTATTAATGCTCAAATATACGTAGTTGAGTCCGATTATTCGTGGTCATCGGAATTGTCGGGGTTGTATTCGTTGGGCAGCGGAAGTCCCTATGCTTTGGGAGCCATGACGGTATTAATTCGTAACAAAAAACTAAACACAAAACAGGCAAAGAGTGTTGCTCTTCGTGCTTTGGCTGTTTCGTCTAAATACGATTCGGGAACTGGTTCCCCCTATCAAACTTTTGTGCAAGTGCAAAAAACAAACACAAAACGACGTAAAACGGTATAATTGACGCAACTACCGACAGGAGAAAATTATGCCTAAACAGAGTCTGGTGCTGGCCGACACAGCGACTAAGGGCGGAGCGCTTGGTATCGTGTCTTTTTTGTGCTCAGAGTGGAACATTGACCCTGCGTTTAATGTAATCATTGTTCCAGTCGTTTTGTACTTGCTGCATGCCGCCAGCACGTGGTTTGGAGACCCGACGGTTGCTAACTTTTTTGTAAAAAACGAAGACATTTTGAAAGCCGTTATGAAAGAAACCATGGCAAAGCCAACCTCTGTTACTACCACAAAGAAGGTTGTCAATAAGAATAAAAAGAAGTAACTAATAAATGGCAATTGATTTTTGGTCTCCTTCTTATCGCGCCGCCGCCAGCGACTTGACTGTCGCCATCAGCCCATTGGGTTTGGTGGAACTTGCTGATGAAGAGTT